GGCGGGAGCTGTTTTAAGCACTAGACTACTTGCAGCTTCATTTCTTTCCATGGAAATCGATCTTCCGCTCAAGGACATGCATCGTCAAAATTGCGCTGACACGATTGCGGACATGCTACAGGAATTGATATGCTCCGAAACTGGCGACAAAGATGCTGCGGAAGCCATTGCGAATGCCATTGAGGCTTGGTATGCTTATCACGAAAAAGAGCTCAACAAATGGAAAAGCCTAAAAGAACTCTTGAAGAGTTTCTGAACAGTAAAGAGCTTCGTGAATTGCGTGAAGCGTGGGCTTCGATGCAGCAGCGTTTAGAAGCTGAAGACCAAGCTTGGTGGGATAGTTTGTCTCCCGATGAGCGTAGTAGGGCTTTTCGTCAAGTTATAAAGCTCATGTATATTGCTGAAGTAAAGGACCGTGGTAGTTATCGTTATGCAATATATGATATTTTTAACGTGGATTATTGCGATGGATTAGATCATTACATGGACTTGCACAATTTTATTTGCCAAGCCCTCTCTGCTGAGGAATGATTTAATACATTGTGCGAATTTGCAAAGGCCCTCCTAGAGGACCTGGCGCGTCGTGTTCGATTAAGATTCCGGGCAGATCTCCTTCAATAATACTAATTTTTGCCTTGGGAAATAGTTTTTGCGCTTCTTGCATTGCAATGGCGCTTTTTTGTGCAGCTTCTTGCCTTTCCCATTGCTCCTTAATTGTTTTGGTTTGTTTATCAACTTGACGCATGGTGAATTCTGTTTTCCATAACGTCCAGTCAACACGACAATTAGCAATTAGCAATTGCAACCAAACTGAATTTTGCAACGATGGAAAGCGACGAGCGAGTTTAATCGCAAGCTCGTAAAGCAATGCATTAAAAAGCTGATTTGGTTTCATTTGCTAACAAGAACAGACCATCCACCGCTTCCTTTTACTCTCCATCGTGGCACCCAATTGTCACGACTATAGATGATGCCATTGCCACCAGAAGCACTAACGTAGCCGCCGCTTGCAACGTCAGCTTCACCATAGGGATCGTTAAAGATGTAGCCATTGTCGTTGTAGCCAATCGCTACAGACCAGTGTCCGCCACCGGAAGGAGACACAGAGGATCCATAATGCAACCATCCGCAAGGCACAGGGCGACCAGCATTGATCTCATCACGCAGCATTTGCTCAGTCATGATTGTGGTGAATCGAGCCTTGAGGCCAAGAGCCCTTAGGGTTTCGATTTGAGCATTGGGATCGGTAGTGTCGCCATAACGGTCGCGAAGCTTGTTGTATTCATCATCGCCCTTTACTTTCCCATGGTACGCCGCAACCATAGCGCAACTAGATGAGAAGCATTCTCGATAACCAGTGCCCGATGCATTATCGCGTTGCGAGAAATATGGTACGGTCAATGGATTAGAGAATTCAGGTTTAGAAGGGCTAGAGCGATAGAGCAGCGCAAATTCTTCAAGTTCTTCTTTTGTTAACTGTTCTTCCAGCCAATTCCATGCAGCAATTTGATGATTCTCCTCTTCGTAGTATTTTGCAGCATTAACAAGACGAATCGGAGGAGCCATGGAACGAGGAGCGTATTGATTCATTAATTTTATCAGCTTATTTGCATAATCAGGATCCGTTGCATAGCCTTCGCTTTGCAACATGCGGGCACTTTCTTCACGATTTGGTGCATTATTAACGCCAGTATATCCGTTCCAGTCTTTATACCACCTATCAACTAAATACTTAACACAAGCTTCAATGGAAGGGAAATCCATGAAACGAGCTTTAATTGTTTGCCATCCATTGTAATATTCTTTTGTTGTTGCAACTGTGCCTCCGCCTCCTTTGAGGCCGAAGTAATTATGAGTGGCAGCCGTATGTTTACCAAAACCGCTCTCAAGAGCCCATTGCGCTGCAACAAGCGCAGGGAATTTAGCCCCTACGCGCTTGGCGCAAGAGCTAATACCTTCCCAGGTATTGGCGACCATGATCAGGAGCGCTTAGGGAAGATGCGCTTAAGGATGGTGAGCACCAGTTGCACTGTAGAGTTCTCCTTAAGAGGGCTAATGGCAATGATATGCTCGGCAGCACCGACAACAATGGCGCCAATAATAAACCATTCAGCAGCAGTCATAATGAATACGAATTGGTTTGTTATTAGCCTAGCGTCCAATTTCTAAAGAACGCACGCGAGTTTCTAGACTTTTTATGTTTTCAGTTAAAACATCAAGCTTTTCTGTGATGTTTTCAACTTGAAGAGTGATGCGAGATTGCTGATTACCAACAAAAACTAACATGCTTCCAGTAGCAAGAAGCATGCCTGCAGTTAATGTGACGGCCAAATCAGCAAGCTTTTCTTGCCAAGGTTTCATGGTGAAATAGCTTTCTTTTTTTTTCATTCTATTTCTTCTCTATTGGCTCTTGAAACATCGCATTATGCAGGATTTGAGGCTAGGCTTTAGATGAGCCAATTGAATAAAAAGGCTATGGGAAAACGCAATGGACCAGAAGATCTTCTCTACTCTCTGTCTGTATTGCGTCCCGGTGAAGCCAAACGTTGTTTTAGAAAAGCAATCTTCAGCGAATATCCATTGCGTGGTCCTTTAGGGCAACCAGCATGCGCTTATTGCGGGAAATGGCACGAAAAACTAACGCTTGATCATGTTGTTCCCAAAAGCAGGAGCGGACCACATTATGCGCGATGGAACCTTGTTCCTGCTTGTCAAAAATGTAATGGCGCCAAGTCAAGTCAGCCTGTTTTTGAATGGTGGCGTCCTCAGCAATTTTGGACTGCTGAACGCGAAGAAATCTTTCTGTCTTGGGTTTATGCCAATAGTTTTGTAAGTGCCCACACTGAAATTTCATCGTGGGAGGAATGGATGGAAGCGCTGCAGCGAGTGGCACCAATTTATGATCGTGATGTTACAGGGGCGGCCATGCGTTGGCCGCCTTTGCCGCAAATGGCTTAATTGACTGGTGCAAACATGGTCGTGGGAGCGCCGTGCCTCACGTTAGGCATTGGACAAAATCCGTCCTTACATTCTCCATTGTCTTCAGTGGTTTCAACAATGTCAATCAAGCGATTAAGATACCATTGTGCTTTATAGAGATCTTCAGCGCCATTTTTGCGTTCATATCGCATAACGTATTTGATGACATTGCCTTGAATGTAGCCCTTAAAGGCTTCTTTACTCATTGCGGCTTCAATGCATTCAATAGTTTCAATGCCGTTGGAGCCTTGGTAGTGAGAGGGATGGTTGACGGAATCCATGGTTAGAAGTCGTAGTTGTTGTTTTCAAAAGCCTGAAAGGCTTCAGGAGCGACGGGACGGCCCAGTTGAAGCAAGGCATCAGCATAAGCCCTGATCTCGCTCTGAGCGCCTTCTCCGCGCCGCAGGGAGATGAAATGAAGTAACGATTGGAGACTGCAAGTCCAAACAAAACTAACATACATGCATGTTGGCAAAATACCACGCGCCTGTTCTTTGCTGGCTCCCATTGCCAGAAGCTCCCTGTAGGCATTGCGAGCCGTGTCAATGGTGTCGAGATAGACGTTGGCGGCCAGTTGTTGCGTGCGTGTTCCTACAGGCCCTCCAGATGCTTGGCGATTGTTCTCCGATTGCTGGAAGAACTGGCCAGGCATGTAAAACTCAACTTCCTCGGCAGAGCAATACCTGAAACTCTTCTCGTTCCAGCCCAGTTGCTCATCAACATACGATGAAGCCACAACATGCTTCCACCATTGCCTTGCCACGAATAACGGAGCCTTCACATGCCACTTGAAGACCACGCCCCGAAAAGGAGAAGTGTGCTTATGCTTAGCCAGGTAGTTAAGAAGCTTACTATCACGATCTGAAAAGCTTTCACTGTTTGCATCGAATGATTGCCTCGCGTCATTAACAACTGAAAGACTGTTTCCCATTGAATCAATTAACGAAAGCTTGCTTTGACCATCGCCCAATGGATCAACAAAAAACGCCATGGAAAAAGAATCGCTGTCTCATCATACAGTATACGGCTAGCCGTAACAAGCCTTTTCGGCTTCCCTTCCATGGTTTTCTCGCAATAGTTCCTACTATGGGGGAAAACACGACACAAAAATTATGCAATTTGTGCTTCCAGTTGAACTTAGGGATTACAATGGAAAGAGTGTTGTTGCTACTATGGGACCGTTTGAACATTCAACTGAACGCCAGTTTGCGTTGACAGTTCACAAAAAAGCAATTGAGGAATGCGACAATATTAAAAGCCTCAAGGAAGTTGCCACGAATCTTCTGATTGGCTGGAGCGGCATTCAAACTGCTAGCCAAGCATTGATCCTGGAAAACATTCAACTGCGTCAAGCGTTAGCGCAACGTGACAATGATCTTCAAGCCGCAGAAGCTATCATTGCGGAGTCTGCTGAGTTGATCGAGCAGCAATATGGGAAGCAATCATCGCGTGCCAAGTGGCGTCTTTGGCCATGGTAGAAGTGAGGAGGAAAATCGTCCAACCGCTGGTGTAGGCAATATTGTATTTACGACAATCACGCTCGTAGCCACTACCGCGAACATGGCGACCACCTGAATAAACAGCGCCTTGAATTTCAATGCCAGTGCGAGTTTCGGGGTGAGCAAAATCTAAACGATAACGACGTGAACGAGGCTTTTCTTTTTTGCGTTCTAGATAGTCAGTTTCCCAAGCTTCAATGTCGCTGTATTCGCGTTCCAATGGAATAGAGCGATACTTTGATTTCCAAAGCTTAAGAAACTGATCTTCTAGAGCACTCACAAGGATAATGCAATTAGCACTATCCTAACGGTTATCTCCATCGCCCTTAATCTTGCCGCGCTTCATGCGATCATAAAGCTTATCAATATTGGACTGAGCAACTTCGTTCATATCGAAGTTGAGTTCTGATGCAATTTGGGCAACGTACCACAGCACGTCACCAAGCTCTTTTTTGATTGCCGCTCGGCTTTCGTGATCAAAGTAACCGCCTTTATCGCGCATCACTTTCTTCACTTTCTCTGCCACTTCCCCTGCTTCACCACAAAGGCCAAGCACAGGATAGGTCATGTTCTTGCCTACATCGGGGTAGATGGCAGTGCGGCGTGATTCAGTTTGATAGTCAAGAAATTCCATAGTTTTAAAGGGGCCTTGCGGCCCCTCTCCTGATCAGAAAACGTCTTCTTGGTCGTTCTGCCAAACGGAAGCATAGCCTTTCGGTGCTTCACGATCAGCACCCTTGACTTTCACGCTACCAGTGAACTGAGGAGCGCGATCAGAGGAACGCTTAGTGTTGGGCCACACAGCCATGTCGAGACTGTAGTTACCGCGATCATTGGGGCCTGCTTGCTTGAGGGCATTGAGCACATCAGGCGTGAGGTCGATGGCGGCAGTGATTGGGGGCCTGTTGGCCATGGTGTTTCTCCTGTGGAGTAATGGAGCCCTGTTGGGCATCCATATCTTACCAGCTATGAGCGCTGTTGTCAGCCCCTGTCCATGGTCAGGGCAAATGCCTTGCCGCCAGGATAATGTTCTGTGAAATATCTCTTCACAGTGTCGATCATGATGCCTTGTTGGCTGAACAATTCAAAGGCGTCGAGATGGACAAGTTGAAGGTCCGGCTCGCTTTCATCTTGTTCTGGGTCGTAGCAAGCAATGACGCACCAAGCTTCTTCAATGGGAATGTCAAACATTTGTTGCGCTGCCATTGAATAAGCTCCAAGTTGACGCTTGTAATCTGCCAGTTGATAATCAGGCTTCACTTTGAAGCTTGTTTTCCAATCCACCAACGCGACTGTTCCATTGCTCATTTGAGCCAACATATCTAACGTGCCTGAATAGCCAATAGCTTCTTCTTCCTGCCACCATGCAACAGCGCTTTCAACTAGCACTGGCGATTCAATGGTGTCAAGAAAGGGCAGGGCAGCGTCGTAATAAGGCCGCCAATCAGGAGCACTATCGAGATGATGTTCAATGTCTTCTCCATTGAACCAATCTTCAATGACTGTATGAAGCCAAGTGCCACGATTCGCAGCAAGTTTTGTGCGGCGATTAGCCTCATCAGGCCCCACTCGTTTTCGCCAATTCATTAACGCCATAATCTTTGACACTGGCGCCATGGAAGACAATACTGTTGTTACGGAAGGAAGAAGCATGCCTTCCGGTACATTTGGAAATCCATTGCACTGGTAATGACGCTTGCCATTTAATGCAATGCGATTTGGTTCGTAATGTTCAAAGGAAGGCATGAGGGACTCTAAGCAAAGATCAAGACAGGCCATGGCCGTGTTAAATACTTCCGTCGTATTCAACAACAGTGCCCGCAAATTTCATTGCGAGCACTGCAGCGGCCACGTCTACTTTTTTGACGCCACGATTTCCATCACAGCTTCAAGGGCGCCTTTGGCTCCGTTATCACAAGACGAACGGATCTTTTCAATGGTGGAGGAAGTTTCTTCTTTCGAGAACTTCACGCCATTGTCCTTGGCCCATGTTGTGACGAGCGTTGAGACAACATTGGCAAACATTGCGCTGTCTTTGATGTCATCGCCTTTGGAAAGGCCAACGCTTTCAAGGGCCGCCTTACCTGCTTTCATGCTGCTGCGCTCATCAGGGAAAAGTAAGGGATTGGCTTTGCAGAATGCAAGCAATTCCGCCTTTC